ACCAGGACGCCTTGACCGACCCGCGGAAGATGGGCCGCTGGCTCCGTTATTCCTTGAACTGCTGGACGGAGAAAGACGCCAGATGGTGGCACGGGGACGAGTTCACCAAATGCCAAGCCGATCCGGCCGAGCCCCTCGAGGGCCGCTCCTGCTGGGTCGGGCTCGACCTCGCTGATCACGACGATCTGACGGCCGCGGTGTTTCTGTTCCGATCCGCCGACGGCAGCTTCGACGCCGAGCTCCTCGCGTGGGTTCCCGAGGAGGGGATGATCGAGCGGGAGAAGCGGGACAACGTCCCCTATTCCTCCTGGGTCCGGGACGGCTGGCTCCGCGTGACTGAGGGGAGCCGGATCGACCAGGAGCGAGTCCATTCCGACATCATGGCTTTCCTCGATGGCCACGAGTGCCGCGGGGTCGGCGGTGACCCGTGGCACCTCGACTGGATCGCAACGCGGATGCAGGCCGACGGGCTCGATGTCCACAAGGTCCGGCAATCGATCGGCTACCTCACCGGGCCCTCGAAGATGCTCGAGGATCTAGTGAAGTCCGGCCGACTGCGTTACCGCTCCCCGATCATGTCCTGGGCATCGAACAACGTCTGTATCTGGGAAGACATGAACGGCAACATCCGGCCCGACAAGGCCAAGAGTTCCGAGAAGGTCGACCCGATCTTCGCCTTGATCAACGCGCTCGCCCTGGCCTCCACAGACGCCGAGCCCGAGTCCTCCGGATTCTCCCTGGTCTCCCTGTAACTTCACCGCCACGGGCCCGCCCTGTCCCATGCTGCCATGGGAATCTTCGACCTCATTCCGTTCATGCGAGCCCGCCCCCAGCCAACGCCCCCGGCGGTGGAGCTCCGCGGCCTGTCCGATGGTTCCGGGCCCTGGTCGGCGTGGATCAGCCCGGACGCGGTCACGCCCGAGGTTGCCGTGAGGACCACGGCCATTCTGTCGTGTGTGCGGTTCCTGAGTCAGGCCGTCGCGTCGATGCCACCGCGGGTGATCCGCACCACGCCCGACGGGCGGAAGTCGGCGGCCGTCGACCTCCCCTGCTATTCGGTCCTCACCGACCGGCCCAACTCGACCCAGTCGCTCTACGAATGGATCGAGTCAACGATCTATCACACGGCCTTGTGGGGCAACGGTTACTCCCGCATCGTCCCCGGTGTCGACGGTGGCTTCTGCTCCGCCCTCGAGCTACTCCACCCCAGCCGGATGGACCCGCGGCGGATGTCCGACGGCTCGATCGGTTACCGATACCTGTATCCCAACGGCTCAGGCCCGCAGGGCCAGACCGGCTGGGTGAACTTCAGCCAGGACGAGATCCTCCACGTTCGATGGATCTCCGACAACGGGATCCGGGGCCTCGTCCCCTCGACCTTGTGCAATACGAGCGTTGCCCTCGCGCGGGAGCTCGACATCGCTGCCCGGGCTTTCTGGAGCAACGGGGCCCGGCCCGACATCGTCATCGAGACCGAAGAGACGTTGAACCAGCCGGCCATCGATGCCTTCCGTCAGCAGTGGCGGGAGATCTACGGCGGCTCCAGGAACCGCGGCGGGGCCGCGATCCTGCCCAAGAAATCCAAGCTGGTCGCGATCGAGAGCAACTCCAACGAGGCCTCGGAGTTCAGCCAACTGCGGCGGGATGTGACCGCGGAATGCGCCACGATCTACGGCGTTCCCGGCTCCCTCGTCGGAGTCCGGGAGGCCATGAAATACGCCACGACGGAGCAAGAGCATCTGTCGGCCCAGGTGTGGTGCCTGACGCCCTGGGAGATGAGGCTCGAAGGAGCGGTGAATCGCACCATCCTGTCCCCGGTGGTCAGCGGCCCGCAGTACGCCGGCTGTCGGTATCGGGTGGACAACCGCGGTCTCCTCCGTGGTGACAGCGCCGCCCGCGGGGCCCTGTATGACGTCCTCGCCAAGTGGGGCGCGATGACGCCCGCGGAGATGAGAGACCTCGAGGACTTCCCCGAGCTCGACGAACCAGCCGCGAAGGAAACCTACATCCAGAGCGGCTTCGTCCCGCTGCGCGAGGCGGCTGACTCCTCCCTCTCCGAGGCCCAGGTTTCGTCGCTGCTGGCCGTCTTGGCCGCCGTGTCCGCGGGGACGCTGGCCGCCCCTGCGGCCGAGGCCGTCATCGCCGCGGCTTACCCGACCCTGTCCGAGTCCGCTTCGACCATCGTTGCCGGCGCAAGGGGGACCACATGAGCATCGAATACCGCACGCACGACGAGGCCGGTGACGAGATCGAGACCCGGTTCCTCGGTGCCGACATGGCCCCGGTGACGGTCGAGCTCCGCGACGACGGGCCGCCGAAGATCTCTGGCATCGCTCCCCCGTGGGACTCCTGGTCGGAGGATCTCGGGTTCCGTGAGCGGTTCATGCCTGGATCGTTCACCGACATCCTCTCCAGCCGGAAGCTCGATGTGGTTGCCGCCTGGAACCACGACGAGTCATTCCCCCTCGGCCGGACGCGAAACAAGACCCTCGACCTGGCCGAAGGGGAGAGGGGGCTCGAGTACCGGGCCACGCCCCCACAGACGCCGAGGGTCGACGAATACCTGACGCTGATCCGCGGCGGCTACATGGCCGGCAGTTCTTTCGCCTTCACGGTCAAGCCCGATCCGAAGCACGAGACCTGGTCGACCGACGAGCGGGGCGGCATCACCCGCACCATCCACCGCGTCTCTGGCCTCTACGACGTTTCGGTGGTGACCCGCCCCGCCTACCCCCGGTCGACCGTCGCCCTCCGTCGGCGTGACCTGTTCGCCGCCGCCAACCTCACCGAGACCGAGCGCCGGCAGATCGTCGAGCGTGAGGCCGACGACCAGGCCGACGCGATCCGCCGGCTGGCCATGGACCGCAAGAAGCTCGACGCGCTGATCGGGGCCCGAGCGGCCACCGCCCTCGCGAGGATGAAGGCCAATGGGCTCTGACCACCGCTGCCGGTGTGGTGAACGGATGAAGATCCGCACCTCGAAGCGGAGCGGGGATTCCGCGGTCCAGTATCTGCGATGCACCTGCGGGGCAGCTGCCCGCGTGGCTGTTCCGGCCCGAGACCTGTGGAGACGGAAGAGATGAACCCGGAACAGACACTCACCGCCGCCTGTCTGGCATTCGTGGCGAGCGCCCGGCTGAAGTCTGCCAACGGTCTGACCGTGGCGGAGTTTGGCTCCCTCGTGGTCGAGCTCCTCCGCCTGGCCGTCACCGGCCTCGAGGAGATCCCGGCCGATGGCCCGGCGAAGAAGGCCTGGGCCCTCGGCGTGATCGGCAACCTGTTCGACACCGTCGCCGGTTTCGCGGTCCCTCTCTACCTCCAGCCCTTCTGGATCCTGGCCCGGCCTGCGGTTCGGGCCCTGGTGCTGGCCGCTGCCGGCGGGGCTCTGGAGCAGATCCTCGCCCTCACCCGCGCCGCTGCCCCGGAGCCCGTCGCATGACGACCGCCCTCGTCCTCGCCGCCGCTGCGGTGGCCTACCTGCTCTGGACCCGCCCAGCGGTCGCGCCCGCGCTGCCGCAACTGCCGCCACTTTCGCCCATCATCCCGCCCGGCATCATGCCGTTGGGGATGCCAGGGGCAGCGGCAGGAAGCGGCTTGTCGACGCTCCAGATCGTCACGCTTGCCATGAACGTGGCAACGATCGCCGTGTGCTTCATGGCATTTTCTCTTTTCTGGAAACGCGAAAACCCCGCCCCCGCCCCCGGCCCCGCGCCGGTCGTCGGGCTTGATCTCCGAGGCCGGTTTGTCGGGCCGGATGCCGCGGCCGATGCCGCCACGACTGCTGCCCTGCTTGACGAGTTGGCCGGGCAGATCGAGTGGGACGGGCAGCAAGCCGAGCCGCGCCTCCGCACCGGGGCCGCGTTCGACGATCTGCGCCGCGCCGCCCGCGAGCTGCGGACGCGGGGCGTCTCGCTCGGGGCTCGGCAGCCAGCCGTCCGTGACGAGATCAAGCGGTTCCTTGACGCCGAGGCCGGCACCGAAGGCGGGCCGGTCGATGCTGCCAGCCGGGCGAAGTGGGTGCGAGCGTACCGGGCCGTCGCCCAGGCCGCGGAGGAGGCGACCCGATGACCCGTCGTCAGGCCCAGATGTGGTCGTGGAGTGCCGTCGGCTTCGTGATCTTCGCGGCCATCGTCGGCGCGCTCGTCGAGCGGGCCACGCACCGGATCGCCGCCGGCGTCGAGAGCCGGTTCGGCTACACGCCCAATCCGGAAGGCACTCGGCAATTTCTGTCGGAGCTGAAGCACCCCACGTTCGGTGACGCGGCACCCGATGTGATGCAAAACGCCAAGAACCGCGACACGTTCTTGTATCGCCATGCCGACCGCGCCCACCGCGCTGTCTACGGCAAGCCGTTTGAAACTTGGAACCAGGGCAATATCGGCACCTGCGTCAGCTTCGGTTGGGGCATGGGGAGCTATATCGGCCAGTGCGTCGACTGGACGCAAGGCGAGCGGAACGATCCGCCGAAGCTCGTCAGCCCAGAAGCCATCTACGGCGGAAGTCGCACGGCCGGCAGGCTCCCTCCGATCGACTTCGCTGGCTACTCCGACGGATCCTATGGCGCGGCTGCCGCCCGGTGGATCGTCGGCACAAAGGCTGGCGTCGGCGGGATTCTGTTCCGCGAGAAGTACGGCGACATCGACCTGACAAACTACGACATCGCACGGGCGAAAGAGTGGGGAGCGCGGGGCGTTCCGCTGGCTCTTGGCAAGGAAGCCACCAAGCACACCGCGCAAGGCGTGGCCCTCTGCGACTCCTACGAGGCTCTCTGCGCCGCGATCGAGAACGGTCTGTGTGTTCCCATTTGCTCCAACGTCGGCTACGCCGCGACCAACGTCAGAGACTCCGACGGCTTCCTGCCACGCGGAGGGCAGTGGGGGCATTGCATGGTGGCGATTTCTGTCCGCTACGCGACCGGCCCAGGCAAGCGCGACGGCGTGCTGATCCTCAACTCTTGGGGGCCAAACTGGGTGAAGGGGCCGAAGTGGCCGGAAGACCAGCCAGAGGGTTCTTTCTGGGCCGCCCGCCGCGATGTCGAAGCCATGCTCGCCCAGGGCGATTCTTTCGTGATCGCTGGGGCCAACGGCTTTGAGGCCCGCGACCTCGACAACGGCGCGTGGCTCGAGCCCGCCGCCGCCCGCCCGCAAACCGCCCGCCTGATCGCCGACACGTTCTCCCTCGCCCCGTGAGGCCGCCATGCTGATCGACCGCCGCACCCTCGCCACCGTCGCCGTCTGTCTCGCCATCGGCTGGTGGCTCGGCTCCTCGCCGGCCAGCCCGATCAACCCGACGCCGCAGCGGCCGGTCCTCCAGGCCGTTGGCCGGCTGGCCCGGATCGCCGCGCGGCTGGGCTTGTGGGCCGCGATGGCCGCCGAGCCTGCGCCGCAGGCCGACGGCCGGCAGCTCGTTCACGCGCCGGCGGTTGATGCCGAGGGGCATCGGGTGGTCGATCATGGGGAGGGCTGGTGATGAATCTCTGGATCACCGGCCAACGGTCGGACCTTGAAGACGCTACGAACCAGTGGGCTATCAGTGGCATCTACGCCACCGAGGCCGAAGCCGCGGCAGCCTGCCGCGACTGGACTTACTTCGTCATGGGTCCGATCACGCTCGGCATTCAGGCCCCACACGAGAACGTCGCCACCGAGAAGGGCTATTACCCGCTCACCGACGGCAGGCCGGACGGCTACGCCGACCCGCCCAACAAGCAGGAACCAGTCCCCGCACCGTGGAAGGAATCCGCGTGACCCTCTACCGCTCCCTCCTCGCCCTCTTGGCCTCCCTCTCTGCCGATCCGCAGGAGATCGACCGCGAGCCGCCACGCGTCGCCGCGGCCGTCGCCGCGGCTTACGCTTCGCTCGCCCCGGAGATGGCACCGCCGCCGCCCCCGGCACCGGCTCCGGGGAAGTGTGGGTGCGGCGGGAAGTGCGCGAACGGACAGTATCGGCCCGATGGGCGGATCGTCATGGCCTGTGAGAAGGACTGCCCCTGCGGCTGCCGGAAGTAAAGCGGTTGTACGTTACAACCCAAACTTCACCGACATCGGCTTCTCCGTGATCGTGCGTGAGTCATCGACACCGCACACCGTCCCACGGAGATCCCCGAATGAACCCGCTCGCCCTCCTCTTCGCTGTCCTCCTGGCCCTCGTGGGCTGGTTCTCGACCGACTCCGGGGAAGCCGGGGTCGCCTTCGCCGTCGCTGGTGTCGTGGTGAGCAACCGCCGCCGGCTCCAGGACGAAGCGTCGAAGATTCACGCCGACATCGAGACCCTCCGATCGGCCGCCCCCGAGTCTGATCAGGAACAGGCCGACAACCTGGGAAGGCTCGGTGAGCTCGAAGCCCGGGCCGATGCCGTGTCGGCGGAGCTCGAGCGGGAGAATGCCACCGACGCGCGTCTCGCCCGGATGACTCGCGCGGCCAGCAACGCTGCCGACCGCCGAGGCTCTGGCGAGGGCGAGCAGGCCCAGGCCCAGCAGCTGACCAACTTCGGCCGGACGGTCTACTCCGACGAAGCCCGCCTTCTCCGCGTGTCGCAGTACCTCCGCGGCCTCCGTGATGGCACGGTGAACGCCCGGGCCCTGTCCGAGACCGGCTCTGCCGGTGCCGGCCCCGAGTTCAACCCGCCGGTGGACTTGTACAACGAGATCGTCAACGTCATCAACCGGCAGTCGATCGGGGCGCAACTCGCGCTCACGCTCAACACCAACAGCCGGACGGTCGACGTCCCGAAGCTCGGGGCGGTGACTGCCGACTTCGTGGCCGAGAACACCGCGCCCACCGCGCAGGATCCGACGACCTCGAAGGTGACGCTGACCGTCTACGACGCGAAGGCCGAGGTCGATGTCAGCAACAACCTGCTCGACGATTCGCCCATCGACGTCGCCAGCTACGTCACCCAGTTCATCGGCAACGCATACGCCAAGTTCTACGATTCGACCTGGCTGGCGGGCCATGCCGGCAACTCGATCGCCGGGCTCTACGCCGGCATCGCAGCCGGCCGGAAGGCCACCGTGGCCGTCGGCGGAAACATCTCCGCGGCCAACGTCGGCGCGGTCATCGGCTCGATCGATCCGATGGTGATGGGTGACTTCGCCTGGGTCGTCTCGGCCGCCGGCTGGGGCCAGTTGCTCGCCCTCGAGGGGACGCGGTTCGTCCAGCCGATGGTCGGCGGTGGTGCCCCGACGATGAGCGTGTGGGGAGTGCCGGTGTTCAAGACCGACGCTCTGCCGGCCAACGTCCTCGCCGTCTACGGTGCCTACCGCATGACCACCGCCCTGGCCATGCGGAAGGAGCTCTCGGTCACGCCGCTCCGCGAGCTCAAGGCCCGCGAAAACCAGACGGTCTTCCTCGCTCACGGCCGGTTCGGTCTGAGCAACCACGGCCCCGAGTACGCCGGTGCGATCGTCCAGGCCACCAGCTGATCCCATCCCATCATCCGCCCGTGACTCTCCGCGGCCGGGCGAGGAACCAACCTCGCCCGGCCGTTTTTCTTTCAGGAGCCTCCCGATGTCCATGCCTTCGCTCTCGATCAAGTTCCGCTCCGAGTGGGGCGACCACCAGGCCGGTGCCGTGGTGTCGTTCCCTGAGGGGCTTGCCCGCCACCTCGTCGACAGCGGCCTGGCCACGTTCGTCGCCGCCCCCGAGCCCGCCGTCGAGCCCGTCATCGAGCGAGCCGATGCCCGTCCCGCGAAGAATGTCCAACGCGCCACGAAGTGACCAGGGGGCCCCATGCTGAAGCTCCGCTCCCTGAAGCAACTATCCGAGCCTGAGGTCGAGCCCGTGTCGCTGGCGGCAGCGAAGGGCCAGGTGGGGCTGTTGCCAGAGCAGTCCGACGACGACGCTCTCCTGCTGCGCTTGATCTCCACCGGCCGCCGGCTGGTGGAGCAGCGCCTCGGGACGACGCTGGCAACCCGGCAGTTCAGGGCCACCATCGTCGGTGACCTCGACAACCACAACCACCACCACGGTCTCTTTCACCAGCACTACCACCACCGGGACGAGCTCCGCATTCCGCTCCCGCCGGTACTGGTGGACGGGACACACCCGCTGGCGATCACCGTGGGCGGAGGGGCAATCAACCCGGCCACCTACACGATCGACTCCGACTCCACCCCCGCGGTGATCCGGTTCACGACCTGGCCCACCTTCGATGACGACACCCCCTTGGTCGTCACTTTCTGGGCCGGGCCCGCGTCGGGCGGCCGGATCGAGCCGGCGGCCGAGTCCGTGATCCTGCTGTTCGTCGCCCACGGCTTCAAACACCGCGAGGGCGTGGTCACCGGCACGATCGCGAACGAGCTCCCCATGGGCATCGAGACGCTCCTGGCGTCGATCTCGATCACGGGGGCCTACTGATGGGCGACCGCACCGCCGCCGGCAACAAGGTCCACACCTTCCGTTTCGAGCGCCCCGTCGAGACGCGGAACGCCGTCGGTGAGGTGTCGTCGATCTCCTGGGTGAAGATCGCCCGCCGCCGGGGCTCGATCGAGCAGATCGGCTACAGCGAGTCCCAGGACCAGGGCCAGACATCCGGGCAGGCCTCCTACCTGATCGTCGTCCCCTCGGTCCCAGGCCTCGACGGTTCATCCCGGATCGTCTGGGAAAGCCGGCTCGGCCGGATCCTGGTCGTGTCCTCGGTTGTTGGTGATGACGCCGACCCGGAACAGACCATCCAGGCCTCGGAGAAGAAGACATGAGCGCCCCCGGCCTCTTCTTCTCCGCGTTCTTTTCGGACAAGAGCAACCGCGACTTGGATGACCTGATCCGCGCCTACGCCAAGCTCCCCGGATCGCTCGCCCGGAAGTACCTGAAAAAGGCCATCCGGGAATCAATCAAGCCATTCCACAAGGACTTGAAGGCTGCGACACCCCGCGGAAAAACCGGCAACCTGCGGCGATCGGTCACGACCGTGGTGAAGTTCGGGAAGAAGGTCTCCCGCGGATCGGGTGAGGCTTTCCGCGGGACAGCCATCGGCATCGTCGGGTATTCGCGCAAGGGCACGAAGAAAAACCAAAAAGGGAATCACTCCGTTCTCGTCGAGGCCGGCTCGCCTATCCGCCGCAGGAAGAACGGAGCATCCACCGGGGCCATGCCACCGCGACACATGCTCCGCGACACGCTCGCCGCGAAGAAGCCCGGAATCCTGTCTGAACTTGAAATGCAGATGGGCATTCGGCTCGATCTTGCCGTCCAAGAACTTGCCCGCCGACCACGCTGACCCCCCGGAGATCCACCGATGGACACCGTCCTCGTCAAGTTCACCGCCCCCTGGGGCCCCTACGTTCCCGGGGATTCCCTCTTCGTTGATGCCGCCACGCTGGCCGAGCTCCTGGCCGCTGGCGTGATCGAGGCCGACCCGGCCGGGGAGGCTGAATGAGCAGTCCCGAAGCCTGGCTCAAGGCCACGATCGAGACCGCCGCCGGGGCTCTGGCCTGGCCGGTGGCAGTGTCGGAGTCTGCCGGCCTGCCGTTCGTCGTCTACTCCCGGGAATCGACCGAGCGGCCCCTCCAGACCAGCGGCCTGACGGGCTTCGCTGATGGGGAGTTCACGCTCGAGGTGTGCGGGGCCTCCTGGTCGTCGGCCCGGACTGTGGCGGATGCCATCGTGGCCGCCGTCCAGAACTTCACCGGCACGGGGCAGGGGGCCATTATCGACCACGTTCACGTTGCGAGTGACCGGGACGGCACCGCCGTCTATCTCACCGATGGGCAGGACTTGCCCAGTTACTTCGTGATCGAGCTTCAGATCTTCATCCGCTGGCAGGAGTGACCAATGCCCGTTTCGCCGGCCACTATCGACACGATGCATGGTTTGACCTTTACGTTCAACTCCATCGAGTTCCGCGCCACGAACATCAAGCGGAAAGAGTCCCGCCCGCTCGTCGATGTATCCGACTGCTCCCAGGCCGCTGACTCGCTGCGGATTTATCAGGCCGAGCCACTCAAGGACGGCGACGAAATCAGCCTGGAATACTTCGGGAAGAATCCCCCGACCAAGGGCACGAAATACGCGATCTCCTGCTCCGGGCTGGCGATCACCGGCAACGCTTTTTGCACCGATGTCGAAGAGGGCGGCGCTGTCGGTGAGTACGTCAGGGGAACGGCCACCTTCAAGATCTCTGGCTGAATGGGGGACGGTCCATGACCGCTATCCCATCCGCGCAAAACGTCTCCGTTTCCTTCAACGGGGTAGCGCTCGGTGGCCTGATCGGATTCGACGAGCAATACTCCGCTGCGTCTCCGACCGACACCACCGGGGCCACCGCCACGATCGTCGGCAGTGGCGGCAACACGCGAGTGATCCGCCAAGTCGAGATCACCATGATCGAGCCCGGCTCGATCTCTTTTAGGTGTTGGGGGAATCCCCCCTTCGCCCGTTCCGACATCGGCCTCTCGGCCACGCTGTCGTTCACCATCGCTGGCATCACGACCAGCTGGCCCGCGCAACTGGCAAACGTCCAGCGTGTGGGCTCTGCCGGTGAACTTCTCCAAGGCTCCTATCAATTCCAGTTCATGGGGTAACGATGCTCACGCGAGAAGATCTCCTCGGCCTCGAGGCCAACAAGACAGCCCCCCCGACGCGGCTCCATGTCGCCGCGTGGGGCGGGGATGTCTTCCTCCTGGATCCGACCGCCCAGGCCTATGACGAGTGGGCGATGTTCTGTGAGGCAAACAAGGGCCAGCCGGCCCCGTGGCGCGCGAAGGTGGCCTGTCTGCTCCTGTGCGACGAAGCGGGGAAGCGGCTGTTCACCGATGCCGACGTCCCGACCCTGGCAGCGTGGAAGCCCGACGGGCTCCTCGAGGTGTGGAAGGTCGGGATCGAGTTGCTCAAGGTCGACGACAAGGAGATCGAGGACCAGGCGGAAAAATCCGCGGCCAGCCCCTGAACCTGTTTCTCGGGCGGCTGGCCCTGGCGTGTGGAGAGTGGGATGTCGAAACGCTGTCGAAGCAGATCACGCTCCGACAGCTGAAGTGGTGGATGGCCTTCTGGCGTGTCGAGCCCTTCGGTGACGAATGGGCGAGGTCGGGGAAGTTGGCCGCGGTGACGGCGGCGGCCCAGGGGGCCAAGGTGGAGCCCGACTTCGAGGAGAAGTTCCTGCCGAGCTACCGCTCTCCGGTCCAGACCGAAGAGGAACTGAAAGCCCAGTTGCGACGGATCCCGTTCTTCGCGGCCCAGATGGAAGCCCAAGGAATCTGACATGGCAGGCATCGGCAAGGTCTCCGCGATCTTCACCGCCTCGAGCGCCGGACTTTCCGCCGGGGTGTCGAAGGCGAGCTCCTCCCTGAAGGGTCTCCAGAAGGACGTCGCCAGCCTCCGCTCCGGGATGCAGATGCTGAACGCGATCAGCGGGGCCCAGCTGCTCGGCTCCGTCGCGTCGACCGCCATGAGCTACGCCCGTTCGCTGGTCAACGTGGGCCTGGCCCAGGCCGAGGCGATCGACTCGACGAGCAAACTGTCGGCCCGCCTCGGCATGACCTACTCGGAGTTGGCCGGCCTGGCCCACGCTGGCGACCTCGCCGGGGTGAGCATGGACACGATCGGGGCCGCCGCCACGAAGGCAGACGTTGCCTTCGTCAAGGCCGCACAGGGCTCCAAGACAGCCCTGGCGGGCTTCGCGGCCATCGGCCTTGAACTGGGCGATCTCCAAGGGCTGTCGTCCGCGGAGCGATTCTCCGAGATCGCTGATGCCATTGCCGGGCTCCCGACCGAAGCGGAGCGGGCCGCCGCGGCAGTGAAGCTGTTCGGCCGAGCCGGGGCGGAGTTGCTCCCCCTGTTCGCTGGCGGGGCCGGATCGATCCAGGAGGCCACCGAGGAGGCCCAGCGGTTCGGAATGGCCCTCACCGGGGCCCAGGGGCGGGACGTCGAGGCAATGAACGACTCGTTCTCCAAGGTCTCAGCAGCCATCGGCGGGATCATCAAGCAGGTCACCGCCTACCTTGCCCCCTCGATTACCTCGATCGCCACCACGTTCACTGATTTCGTCGGCTCGATGGGCGGGGCCAACATCGGTCAGGCCATCGGAGAAGGGATCCTCGCCGCGGCCCGCTACATGGCCGGCGTCGGGGACTTCATCATCGGCGGGCTCACGACCGTGGGTGAGTACCTGACCTTCGTGGCCGGCAACTGGTCGACGGTATTCGACTCGATCGGGCGGATCGGTTCGCTCCTGGCGGGGGTCGCCAGAGCATGGGCCGGATCGGTTCTCACCGTCTTGGGTGGTGCGGCCGGGATCGTCGGGCTGATCTCCAAGACGGCACAGGACGCTTCCGACCGAATCATCGACGCGGCCCGTGGCCAATTCGCGGCGGCCGGTAAGAACTTCGAGGGGGCCTTCGGCACATCGAAGCCCGGCTCCGGGCCGCTGTCGACTGGCCTCGAGATCGCGTTGGCCAAGTCCCGGTTGGCCGCTGGTCAGTTCGACCAGGCCAACCGCCTCAAGGTCGGGGAAGCGGCTGGGGCTCTGGCTCCAGCCGGTGCCGCCGCCGCAGTCCGGCAGGAGGTCAAGGCCATCGACAGCCGCTCCAAAGAGGGCATCGCGGAGATGTTCCGGTTGATGCGTGGCGAGACGGAAGACGTCCAGGAGAGACAACTCGACGCCCTCGAGCGAATCGCTGACAACACCGACGACTCGGGCATCGACATCGAGGAGCTCTCCTTCGCGGGGTAAACCATGTCCGTCATCGCAACCAAGTACCTACCCAACAAGGCCTCCGGTGACGGGGAGTTTCGGCAGTCGCACAACCTGTCGGAAACGTGGCTGGTGCGTGTCGATGCACCGCCACCGACGACCAGCGTGGCCGCGATCCTCACGGCTCCTGGCGTGGCCTACGGCACGGCTCACCCGTCCTTCGCCGCCTGTAAGGCGATGCGGTGGAGCTACTCGGCTATCGACGGCTCCGGTCTGCTGTGGGCGGTGACGGTTCAATATTACGTCCCGACCGTCGAAGTGGACCCGATGACCGGCCTGCCGATGGATGCATGGCAAGCCCGTGGCACGACGCAAACGCTGCCGTTCTATCAGGACCGAAACGGCAACATCCTCGCCAACTCCGCAGGCGATCCGCTCGAGGGGATGGAGCGCGAGATCTGCTACATGGGGTGGACGCTGACTCGTTCCTATACGTCGATCAGCTTGGCTTTCGCGCAGATCAAAGGATCGTCGAACAAGACTAACAACGACCTCTGGCCGAGCCTTGGTTCAAGTGCGGTCGACACTTGGAAATGCACCTTCGGTAATCTTCAAAAGAGGATCATCGTTACCCAAAGCGGAGCAACGCAAACGGCAACCGCCTACTGGGAGGCCACGTTCGAGATTGACTACAAGGAAGACACCTGGCACGTGAAGCCCTGGGATATGGGTTTCAACGAGCGTGTTGATGCCACCGGAATGCCGACGAGCACCGGAACCAACAGGCGGGCCATCCTCGGGAGGGAAGGAAGGCCGGTGAAACAGGCCGTCGCCCTGGCCAGCGGTGTCGCCCTCCCGCCGGGGACGCCTCCCGTGGCGCTGGACTTCGACCCGTATGGGAAAATCTCCTTCACCTCCGCCTTCGGAACCCCATCATGACAAGGCGAATTGTCGGGGCATCCCGCGAAACTTGGGGGCGGATCAGTCGAGCTGTCCGTGGTGTCGAGAACAGCGGCCGAGGTGGCACGGCGAAACCTGCCGACTACGGATCCGGCGACGACGCCGACTCGGTCCTCTGCAAGACAACCGCGGCCTGGTCCAAGAACTCCTCCGCCACGCTCCAGGTATGGGCCGGGGAGCCGGGCAGCGAGACAAACACTGGTGTCACGCTCACGGCATACAACCGCGTGGCAGCATTCAAGTCAGGCGATTTCGTCACCGTCCAATTGAACCGCCACGGCTTTTACTACGTCGTCGGCGCTGGCGGAGGCTCGGTAAAGCTCTCACGGACAACGTCGGTGTGGGAGAAGGGCACGACGACTTCCCTGGTGGTCTACGGCGGGACGCCTGGATCAGAGGCAGCGACCGGCGAGACCTTCAACGCCTTCAACAACTTCGGCAAGGTTCTCTCCGGAAAGTGGGTGATGATCGGAGAGACCGCCGAAGGACAACACTACCTCATCGCCCCCGAGTCTGATCAGGTCGAGTTGGTCTACACCGCCGAGATCGTCTCGACGACAGCCTCGGGAGTCACGACATCGAAGCTCGTCTTCCGTCGGAAAAAGGTCTGGGTCCACTCCATCGAGGAAGGCACTCCGGTTGAGATCGGTATGACCGAGTGCGTCACCCCGTACAGCAACAACCAAGGCGGCTACTGAGGTGGCAGGGCTCATAACCTATAACGGCCTGCTGCTCCTCAAGGGTGGCGGGCTGGCCGCTAACAAAGCCTGCTGCTGCACTGGCGTAATCTGCTACTGCTTTCGGCAGTATGCCAACTACGGTCAGATAACCGTTTCTCGGTTCGTTCGGTGCTACCGCCAATCGTATTTCAACCCGGTATTGGGCGTTATTGTTTTCCCCGACGGAGTCCCTGGTGGGTGGGGTGACTCGCCGTGCCAACCAAACTCGGCCGGCTGGTTCTTTAACGTGGCGAACAACGCTTTCAGCAATCCCCCATGGGCGGAGGGATCCCAGCCTCCTGGGTTCCCGTCAGCGACAGGATGTGGAGGCGCAAACGGTGAGGGGTGGAACATCACTCCCATCGACAACGCCACCCAGGCAGCCGCATGTACCCCGATCGGGAGCCCGCCGTAATGCTCGTTTCACTTGATGCTGTCAAAGCCGTCGCGCGCATGCGGCCTGCGGGGTACGTCGACGCGGTCCTCGGCGGTGGTGTTCTCCGCATCGAGCCCGATGTCGGAGAGGTTGTCGACATCCCCGACGCGGCCTACTGGGATCTGGTCCGCACCTACTCCCCGGGTGAGTTCAGCGGCCGACTTGCCCTCCATGCCTGCGGCCCCGGATGCCAGTTGAAACGCTCCCTGGCGTGGTGGGGAATCAAGGACGACGGCTCCTGCGGTTGCTCGGACTATGCGGCGATGCTCGACGCCTGGGGGCCGGACGAATGCTGGCGGAGGCTCGAGGAAATCGTCGACCACCTCCGGGAAGCCGCTGCCGCCAAGGGGCTCCCGTTCATCGCAACTGCGGCTCGGATCCTGGTAGCCCGGGCCATCGAGGCCGCAAGGAAGGAGGTTGCCCATGGCACCGCGCAAGGCGAAGAAGGGGCCGGGCCAGACCTGGTCCGGGCTCGATGAAGACGACATCACCGGCCAGGCCGAGGCAGAGGATTCCCAGCTGATCGAGTTCGGCCGGCGGTCCCAGGATCCGCCCACGGAACAGCCCGAGAAGAAGGAGCGCCGCCGATGCCCCCGAAAGCCCCGTCGCTGAAAGACGAGATCATCCGCGGCATCACCGAGAACAAAAAAGGCCCGCGCGGCTGGTTCGACAAGATTGCCCCCGATGTCCAGGCCGAGCTCGTCGAGATCAGGGCCGACTTCCGCGAGGGCAGGACCGAGGGATCGAAGACGGCCGTATCGGACTCCATCCACCGGGTGCTGAAGGCCCGCGGCCTGATCACCGTCACCCGCGCGGAGGTGTTCAGATGGTTCAACCGTCGCGAGGACTGAAGCACGAGGTTGCCGAGTCCGTTGCCGCCGCCGCGACGAAGCCCGCCCCCGACGCGGAGCAGGTGACCGAGCGCCGCGAGGGGGCGGAGCTCGAGTACCGCTCGACGTCCCGGACGATCCGCACCGTCGAGGATCTTCTGTCTCACATTGAGGCGGATATGAGACGCTTCGAGGTGGCCCAGAGCGAGGCCACGAAGTGGGAGGTGGCCACCGTCGACCGCGACACCGGGAAGCCGGTCGTCACGGTCCTTCACCGGGTGTTCGTCCGGCTCCGCCCCCGCGGTGGGCCAGCCGTCGCGGAGCTCGTCGCCGCGATGATTGCCGGGGCCGCGAAGGCCGGGGGCATCGGACGCCCGAAGGCGAAGGCCGCGAAGGCCAAGCCCGGCCCGTGGCAAGTGTTGATCGTGGCCGACACCCACTTTGCCAAGTACGCCTGGCACAAGACCACCGGGGGCGAGGACTACGACCTTGACCACGCCGATCGGCTGGTCCGCTCCGCCGGGCTCGGGCTCCTGGAGGCCGGGGACGCTCACCGCCCTGGTCGTCGGACGATCGCCTTCCTCGGGGATCTCTTCCACTACGACACGCCGTCAGCCACCACGACCAGGGGAACGCAACTCGAGCGAGACGGCCGACTCGAGCGGATGATCGAGACCGGCTCCTCCGCCTTGGTTGCCCTGGTCGAGCGATCCGCCGAGACCGCCCCCACCGACTGCGTCATCGTGCCGGGAAACCACGACGAGACGATGACCGCGTGGTTCCGGTTGCTGTTGCGGACCCACTTCGCGAAGGATCGCCGGGTGGTGGTGCATGACGTCTACACCCATCGGCAGTACCTCGAGCATCAAGGCAACCTCCTGGGCTTTGCCCATGGAGACAAGGCGAAAGCCAAGCTCCCGGCGCTGATGACGCTGGAGGCCCGGGAGGCATGGGCCCGATGCCGATACCGGGAGATCCATACCGGCCACCTCCACAAACAGGCCGCCCGGATCCGCCGCGTGATCGACTCCGATGGGATCGACACGGTCGACGGTGTGGTCGTCAGGACGGCCCCGGCCCTGTGTCCCCCCGATGACTGGCATTCCCAGGAGGGCTTCATCGGCAGTCGGCAGGCAATGGAGACATGGTTCTATCGGCCCGGTGGCGGGCTCGCCGGGATGCTGGTGGCAGACGGGGGTTGATCCGAGGCGATCGCGCGGGAGGGTGAAGACATGCGACACATCATCGGATTCACGGGCCCCGCCGGGGCCGGCAAAGACCTCGCCGCCTCGATGATCCCCGGGGGCCACCGGATCGCCTTTGCCGACCCGCTCTACCAGGGCCTATCGGCCATGCTCGGCGTCCCCGAGGGAGTCCTCCGGGACCGCTCCGCGAAGGAGCGGCCCCTCGCTGGCTTCGGGGCATCCCCTCGGCAACTGCTCCAGACCCTCGGGACAGAGTGGGGCCGGCAGATGATCTGCCCTGACATCTGGCTCCGTGTCGCCTTCTGGCGATGGGAGCAGGCCGCCGCGGCCGGGCTTGGGGTGATCGTCGTTCCCGATGTGCGATTCGCCAACGAGGCCCGGCAGATCCGCTCCGAGGGCGGAGAGGTGTGGATGATCCATCGGCCCGGGGTCGAGCCGGTGGCCGCTCACGAGTCCGAGGCGGGGCTCCCGCTGCGGATGATCGACCGCTTGATCGTCAACGACGGGACGGTCGACCAGCTGCGGGAGCGCGTCGAGGCGACGTTCACGGGACGCTGATCTGCAGATCCTTCGGCGGCGGGATCTTCAACTGGCCTAGCCGTGGATGTAGCTCCCCAAGATCACGCCGCGTTGAATCCCCGGTGCCGCCACTCCGATCAGCGTCACTGCGATGTTTTCCGGCGCTGTCCAACCGCTGCCGCTCTCTGTGGTGCCGACGCTCTGCGGCCGAATCGTCACGGCGTCCGCCTCTGACTCCGCGGCTACTACGAGCGCGTCGAAGTTTTCGTAGCACCAGTCGTCTAGGCGGTTGAGCAGATACAGATTCATGCGTCCCTCCGATGGCAGAGTCTTCAGCCAGCCAGCCACCGCAGCAGCAGTGCCACCGGGATCGTGATCGGAAGCCACGCAATGATCTGACGGGCCGTCATGGGGTCTCCTCCTCGATGAACTGGGCATCCTCCCCGAGATCGAGCCGGGGCAGGAAGTCTATCCCGGCGGCCTTCCCGACGATCCGGTCGTCGAGGTAGTGGTCCCGCGTGATGTTCGCATCACTGTGGTCGAGATGGCCCACGGCATCCCCGCCGGCCGCGGCAACGTAGCTGGCCGAGGCCTTCCGGAGAGCGTGGAATCGCCGCTGTGGGACGCCGGCCTGATCGCACAGGATTCGCATGGAGTGGTAGATCGACGTCGGCCGGTGGGGCCACGGCCAGACCAGATCCCCGGGGCATCGGCGGTGGAGCTCGAGCTCGGCCGCGAGATCGGGCGTGATCTTCCGGGCGATGTCGCGCGTGTGGCCCTTTCTGGTGCCAGCCAGGAAGACGACCTCCCCCCCCCGGACATCCTTCCACCGGAGCGCCATGAGTTCACCGATCCGGGCCCCCGTACACCAAGCCGAGTAGATCAACGTCGACCACCACCAGCCGGCCGGCAGGCCCGACAGGGTCCGCTGGCGCTTCCTCGCTGCCATGATCATCCGGCCGACCTCCTCGGCGGTGAATCCACGCGGGAGCCTCTGGGCCTTCCGGATCGGCTTCACGATCGGGAACTCCTGGATCAGCCGCTTGCGGAATGCGTAGAGCGCGAGGCAAAGCAGCTGCGTCCGGTCTTTGGCGATGGTCCCCGGTGACGGCAAACCGCGTTTCTCGCTGTGGACGGTCTTCGCGCGCCACGACAAGAAGGCCGCGATCATGTCCTCCTCGAGGTCGTCGACAGTCGGCTCCCGTTTCAGGAAGTCCCGGAACCTGTCCAAGGTCGAGCCGTAGATCGCGACGGTTCGGTCGGAGAGCCCCTTCACCGGGGCGTATCGGTCGATCAGCAGTTGACGCAGAAGCATGGCATCCCCTCAAGTGAATGGCATCCATGCCGTGTTTCCTCAGGGTAGCCCTAGTGAACATAGGTACAACCCCGCCAGTACGAACGGGGCCCTCTCCGTTCGGACTTGGTCAGACGCTCAACCCTACGCAAGGGAGAGCGTCGGTGAATTGTCGGTTTCCCCGTGTTGCCCACGGCGGAAGCGCTGGCAATGCTGGGGATATGAAACGCATGGGACTCCCAGGGCCGGAAGGCATCGACTGGCTTTGCACCGCTGACGCGGCCAAGTTGCTCAATATGAGCACCTCGGGCGTGCGCAAGTTGGTTGCCGCCGACAAGATCTATGCGGCCAAGTTCGGCCGCGAACTAGCGTTGCGAGACAAGGACGTTCGCAGATACGCCGCCAAGCCGCGCACAGTTGGCGGGCTTCGGCAAGGTTTCAAAAAGAACTGATTCAGGCCATTTCTCGGCCGTTTCTGCGATTCTTCCCGCACGCGGGAAGATCCTCTTGACAGGCTTGATGGGCGTTTCATATCTTTCGCCCTCATCTTCCCGCATGCGGGAGGATTGATCGGGCTCGGCAGCCCATTCACGGCAAGTGTCCAAGCCGATTCCCCCGAGTTTTCCAGGGTGGACAGTTGGGCTGTCTGGGGTGGGTTGATCCCGCCCCCGGCTGGTCTATCTTCCCTGAACTAACTGAACGGAAGAACACCAACGGGGGCGAGGGGATGTCGGACACGGGGACGAGGGCAACGGCAAGGAAGAGGGCAAAGCAGGCGGCAGCGGGGAAGAAGCCAGGGCGATTCGGGGGCGCGGCTCTGCCGTTCGACCGGAGCCTGGCTCACCTCTGCTGGCA